AGCTTGTTTGGTCATATGACCAGTTACAGCATTACGTTGCTCCGAAGCATCTTTTCCTAGGCCAGTTTTTTGCTTTCCACTAAGTTTCTTAGCCTCTTTATATTGTTTATTTAACTCTTTAATGACACCATCGTGTTGCTTTTTTGCACTAGATGTAATATCCTTATATTGAGTCTCAGCTGCTTCTGTAGTCTCTTTTTTCTGCTTTTTGGCGTTCTTTTTTATTTTTTCGTAAGTCTTACTGGAAATAGTACCAGCTTCTTTTTCTTTTTTGGCATATTTTAATACACCCTTGTATTTCTTTTCCGCAGAATCTATAATATCATCTTTAGCATCTCTGGCGGGCTTTACAGCAGCATTATATTCTTTATTGGCACTTTTTTTGGTAGCCTCAATACTAGAGAGATTCATCTTACCTCGTTTTGAGATAAGTTGCTTTAATATACTTGCCTGGTCATCCGCTGCCTTTGATATACTTCCAGTATTAGAAGCGTTCATCTTAATTTCATCACGAGCAAATGTGTTAACATAAGATTTATGGAGCTTATCAAGTTTTTTATGCCTTTCTGACTCAGATAGAGAAGAATCGTTATTGATATCTTTTACTTTTTGAGCGTAGTCAGCATTATCTTGGCGCATTTGGTCAAGAACTTTCTTCTTTTGTTTTCTTCCAGCGTCATCCTTCTTATTGACATTGTCAGCTATCTTTTGGGCTTCTGCAACAGTTAGATTTCCACTCTTAATAAGACCTGCTAAATCTTTAGTGGTTTGATTTTCTTTATTGTCATAATAGCTATCAACCTTTTTCTGCATTTTGTCAATAACACTATCATTTTTCTTCTTGGCTGCATCAGCTGACTTTGAATCAACAACAAATGAAACATCAAAATTTTTATTAAAGGTTTTAAATAGGTCTTTAGTCTGTTTATGAATCTTTTGGTCATCAATAGATAATGATATTTTCGTATCTTTTTTTGATGGTTTAATAATGTGTATCTTAGGTTTAGGTTGGTCCAGACCTTTTTGTATGGCTTTACCAATTTTTTTACCTAATGCCGTACCTGCAAATGCTCCTAGTCCACCACCAATTGCAGTACCAATACCTGCTCCAATAGGACCTCCAAGTGCTAAACCAATCTTAGCACCCAGTGCTCCTCCAGCTAAGGTTCCGCTTAGATTTCCAACTGACTCACCAATTTTTGAACCAACAGTTTTAGATGTCATTCCAATTAAATCTGTGGCGGATGCGACTGCTGCCAGAGCAAGATTCATACGACCAAATGTCTTAGTCATAGATACGGCCCTAGATTCTACTGCCTCCATTGATTTTAAAGTGCTTCCAGTTTTATTCATCATGCCTGAACTATTAGACATTCCAATTCCACCTGAAACAGCTGAACCCACCCCACTGGATGTCTTGGTAGTAACTTTGCCAGCGGATGGACCTATCATTCCACCACCAGAAAAGGCATTAAGCCCAGCAAAGGTTTTAGTCGTATTGATTAGGTCCTTTGTCACTACTATAGCATTTTTAATACCAGATACATATTTACCAACTTTATCAACAACCCAAATTGATAACATCAATTTTCCAAATGTTTGAAGTTCGGACATGTGATTTCCTAGGAATTCAAAAAGTTTTATAGCATTCTCTGTAATCTGTCCGATTGCTTTAGCTGTGTTTTTTAATGCTCTTTGTCCATCTTTAGAATTAAAAGCCTTTTCCATCTTTTTGGCAGCTTCATCTAGGGCTGGTAACATTGCACTACCGATTGACATGGCTACTTTTTCTAATATAGCTTTCAATTGCTCTAATCGAGCTTTGGTCGTTTGCATGTTTTTCTGGGCAAGAGTAGCAACATATCCTTGACCCTCTGCTGACTCTGCTACCTTTTCATTAAGTTCCCCAAGCTGAGAGGCACTGGCAGCTAGAATTGAACCAGCTGTTTGTCCTGTTGTTCCAAACAAAGCATGGAAGATAGAACCTTGTTCTGATTGTGTTAATTTAGATGTGTGTTCATTCAATAAACCAAAAATATCAGTCATTGACTTCATTTTACCAGATTGGTCTATAAAATCACTAGTAGAAAGTCCTAATTCTGAAAGTGCGGCTTGAGCACCTTTGGTAGGAGACTGTAATGAGTTAATAACCTTACGCAATCCAGTACCAGCTTTATCAGCTTCAAGACCATTGTTGGACAAGATACCAATAGCTGATGCTGTTTCAGATAAATCAAATCCACTTTGATGGGCTGAAGAACCAACATATTCCATCGCTTTACCTAGAGATTGGAAGTCTGTTGCAGTCATATCAGCAGCAAAGGCCATTTGATTGGTTACGGTTTTGGTGTTGGCCATCATTGATGCTGTATCGCTAGTTTTTAGACCAAAGTTTTCAAGTGCGGTAGCAGTATTCCTAACGACATCACTATAATCATCACCTGTTGCTCTAGCCGCTTGCATTAAGCTTTTCATGGAGCCAATTGATTGCGCACCCTCATACCCTCTCTTAACTAGCTCTTCATATCCATCAGCTATACTTTTTTGAGAATATCCATATTGTGTGGCATATTGAGCACCATCTTTTTGCATCTGAGTAATCTGTGAAGTAACTGTTTTTTGTTTCTCTCCACCAGTCACTAGCAAATTGTTAGTCTTAACATATGAGTTTTGGATGTCTGTTGCAGTTTGAGCACCTTTTAAGAGCGCTGCACCAGCCACACCAACCGTTAAGGCAATTGTTGCAGCATTACGACGAATTGCTTGATAAGCTCCAACCACCTTATCCTGCATTTTAGTGCCAGCATGTGCGACATCATTAAAGGCCGTACCAATTTTTGAAATTCCATAGGGATTCATATTATTGATATCTTTTTGAGTAGCTAATGCTTGCTTAGAAACTCTCGCCATTTCTGTAGCAGTTTTGTTGGCCTCTACATATGCTTCTTGATATCCATGAGACCCAACACGCATCCCGCTCATTTTTTCGTTTTGAAGTTGATATTGTTTAGTTAAATTGGCATAAGCATCTCTTAACTTGTTAATATCTGCTACATTAGCCTCATTAGCTTTACCTTCGGCCCTAAGTCTAGTTATATTCGAATCTTGAACAGCTTTTAATGAACTATAATCAGATTTTAATTCTTTTAAATTATTCTCTGTCTGATTTATTTTTTGGTTGTATTTACCAATTTCCTCTGTATTTTCAGCAACTGCATTCTTGGCCTTCTGAACTGCAACAGACTGCTCAATATAAGCTCTACTACCTTCTCCAGAACGAGCAATAACATTACTAAGGATTTTTTCTTCTTTTTCTTGAACTTCGTTTAAGGATTGCTGTTTATCTTTTAGAGATTGAACTTTTAACTCATTAGCACCAAACTCATCTCCTTGTTGTTTTAAGGATTTAATCTGGGCTTGTGTTAGTTCATCGCTGGCCTTGATATTTTTGTTTAATTCAACAATACCAGTACTTTCACGGTCCAACACCACTTGAGCTGATTCTAACTGATTATTGAGGTTTCTGTATTGGGCATTTGCTCTATCAACAGATGTACTCAGAGCATCATATTTTCTAATGCTTTCATCCGTACCCTGACGAACACTATTACCTAAAACCTGAGAACTAAACTCAACTATTTCCTTTTGCTTTTGTAGGGCTAGGGTTAATCCCTCTACTTTGGCCACAGCAGCAGTTTGAGAGTCACCAGCAACCTTCGCTGCCTCAACGTTGGCTCGCCACGTTGCATTAAGGTCTCTAAGTTGTTTTTTCATCGTATTGATAGTAGGTGTCACCTTACTATCATCGACGGTCAAATGCATGACCATATTTCCAACGGCTTTTGCCACAGATTTTTCCCCCTATTTAAAAAATATGTACAAAAATAAAATAGTCAAAAACTGTCTATTTTATTTTTATCTATTAATTTTGTTCTTCTGATTTTTCTGTTACTTCTGGTTCAGACTCTTCTTCAATGTCATCGTCCATATCAATATGCATAATTTTACCAATTACCTGCATGATTAAATTAACTGTATCATCTTGGTCCAAATCATAAACAGCTTCAATCTGTTTGTCAGTTAGACTTAAAGTATCTGATAAGAATTTTACTTCTTTTTCAATTGTTTCATCATATGCTTGAAGCATACCTTCATAGTCATCATCATATTTTGCATCGCTCAGTCCACCTAATGCGATTTGCATACGTGTAGCACGAAGATGATTTCGGTTAGATTCTAATACCATAACTGGCTTCTTAATACCCAATACCGATGCATCAATCGCGACGAATTTCTTATTTACGTTAGTCATTTTTATTTAATATCATCGACGCCGTATGGCTGCGGCCTTCGGAAGCCATGACTTTAGTTCCGGTAATTGGAAATATGAATACCGTGTTTGTGGCTGGTATTGTATTTGGTATGTTCTTGATTCTCAATACCATGATTTTCCACATTATCAATGCCGTAAAGGTAAAAAATGTGGAGGGTATGTGGTTTGACCAAAACTCGGTCTGCGGTCTG